CAGAGAGAATGGACAAACGCATTCAACGCAGGTCATAGAGCCGTTGCAGTTGTAGCACTAGACCTAAGCCAAAGAAGAATGACTGACAATACTGGTTACTCATCTAATGGAGACATGGTAGTTTTAATCATCGTTCAAGGTCAAGTTAAGACGGCATACTTGAGAAGGTCTACACAACCAATGGACAAGTCATGGGTTCAAAGAATCGGTGCATCTCATCAAGGCGGACTTTCAAAGGTAAAATGGGCGAGAGGGACAGAAGCAGCGAAGGCAAGAAATACAAGAGCATACAAAAAAGGCCGCCGTTAAGGGCGGACCTGATTCTAGTACCAATAGAGCCAATCTGAGAGACTCTTTTCTTTAGCCAATGGTATTCAACCCAAGTATAGAACAACGGCCTATATGAGCCTGTAAATATATAAGAATCAGCATCAGGACCCACCGGACCCCTACCCTATAATTGATGACAGCCATTTTCAATCTCGGAATGCGCTGCATACTGGTTTCTCGCGCTATGAGTCAATTTTTCTTATGAGGACTATATACAAAGTAAAGTATAGAAACATTGATAAGGGCATACCCCCGCCCATCAAACAGCCGAGTCGGACTCGGTGGCTAAGACTTGGTAAGACAAGTTGGTTAGCGGGAATTAAATGTGGAGAACCACGATGCCGAAATGCGGGTCGTGCGTCTCAACAGGGTTTTCACATAAACAGTGATGTAATGCCCGCGAATGTTGAGGGAGAGTTCTACGGTTGAGGCAATATGCCCCTACGACGCTCATCACATCTCTGAGGCCGAATATAAGGATAAGGGGGTGTGTTATGAGAGACTGGTCCAGAAGCGTGAGGGAATGTAGGCATACATTAGACTCATGTCGCAACCCGCATTCATCCCACTAAATCGTGGGGGGCGTTCACTAGAGCGTGGGTAGTAGCCAACTCTGAGGCTGTAACGGCAGTTGCATAAGGATGATTGGAGACGTAAGAACCCCGCCGCCTATCTAGTAAATGTGAAGCAAGGAAGGTGCGATTGGCAGCGTACCCATGCCCCCCACCCCTACCCTATCTTCTGTTCTATTTCTATACTATATACTATTATAATAAATTAAAAATTATAATTAATTAAATTAAATGAAAAGGTTAGGGGGACACACACACACAAGGGGGGTAAGGTGTGTGTGTGTGCTAGAGGTCCCTGTCCCGGTCGAATTAATTTATTTTTTATCTAAGTAGCCACGTAGCGCTGTGCTTTTGCCAGAAAACAATTCAATTTAATTCGAGGGGCTTTTTCCCCACATAGGATGATTACACTTTAGGTTTTAGAATAGTATATACTAGAGTTATAGGCATTAAACAAAAAATCAATACCAGAATTACTAAATATACCATCATAATTAATTCACCCCACTTATATGAAACAAAAGATATATATTCAATGCCTTCCTCGGAGAAGTCGCATGAACATATTTGTACTAGACAAAGACCACAAGAAGAACGCCAAATACCACGCCAATGTCCACGTAAGTAAAATGACATTGGAGACCGCCCAAATGCTATGCACGTCAATACGTGTATGTATGGAAGAATCCGGCTTCCACACACACTTTATTGAAAAGACTCTGCCTAAAGCAAAGTCGGGCAAGGCGTATCGACGCTCACACCCGAACCATCCCTGTACTATATGGGCGAGAGAGAATCAAGCAAACTTTCTCTGGCTATGTAGTCTAGGCTATGAGTTATCTAAAGAGTTTACACGCAGGTATGACAAAGTACATGCTTGTCATAGTGTAATAGAACAATGTGCCGCATTATCTCATTACATACCAGTAGACTTACTCAACCCAAGAAAAATCACACCATTCGCTCAAGCAATGCCGGACGAGTACAAGGACGAGGACGCGGTTGTAGCATATCGTCGCTATTACAAATCTAAGTACGACGCGGGAATGAAAATGGAATATCCAGAACGTGAACCATATTGGTTACATACAGACGAAGCGAAATCTGAATACACTGTATCGGAACGTGCTAGTGGTAAATCAAAAGAAGCATGGGCGAGAGCAAGACAAATACAATTAGAATATTGGTTGGAATGGGCGTGGGAGAATCTTCATCATTATCAAATCAAACACGCTTACCATCGTGGCAATGTTCCAATGTTTGACATGGGGTATGCTTTCGACGAATGGAAAAAGGTTCGAGGCGAATCTCCGACTAACGAACCTTGGTCGCCATCAAAGGTAGAAGCGAAGCACGAACTTAGACTCATGCTAGACTACATGAGAACAAATCACATGAAGCATCCAAAAAACATAAAGAGAGTATTGACAAATGTCGAGACTGAAATGAGAGCGGGTAGACGTTATCCATTCGTTGTGAAGTAATATCATTTACAGCACTCTAAATAGGTGCGGTCAAAACCCTATCTTGTCTGACATAGGACATGGACGGAGACAAGATATGGGAGATGGACGTGACAGGAAGCCCGAAGGAAGTAGGGATGCTGATTCAATCCCTAATCATAATGAACCCGAATCTTGCATTCAAGGTTTTCAGGAGACAGGACAAAATATGTATCACGGCAGACTAAACTCACAAGATATGGATAAGGTTCACCAACACTTCTATCAAATAGTGAATGAACGCGAATGGCGAACACCCGTTAATCCTATGCAGTTTGATTGGGTTTATCTTGACGCTGACAATCAGATTATTCAAGCACGAATTGAGACCCCGCCTTACGGTGGTCGGTCAACTATCCATTTACACCCATTTGCTTTTCACTGGGACAACCCTATTCTATTGAAGGGTCTCATTCATCACGAATTGGTTCACTGGGTAGTTGGACCTGAACATGCACATGACGAAGTATTCGAAGAGTATGAACAACGGTGGGAACATTTCAAACAATATAAGGAAGAAACTAATTTATTCTCATCTTCTCTGAACGAAGGGGACGGTGAATACATTTTGACTTGTAGGAATTGTAATCGTACTGTAAGACGTAAAAAACGGCCTTCTAGTATGTCTGCGTGTAGAAAATGCTGCATTCAATTCAATAACGGTAACTGGTCGCAAGACTATACATTTCATATAGGTGGGGAAACACCGAGTTAACATGAGCGAAACAGACGCTTCCCTAAAACAGAAAACACAGCAGCACATTTGCGAGGCTTTCATAGCCAAAGGTTGCTCGACACTTGAAAGAAGTGCGGGTGCAGTAAATTATGTTGCTATACGCATGAACGACGAAAGCCACCAAAACGTAGCAGCCATTTATGGCGGCCTAGGTACACCCGCTAGTATATGGGTGAAAGACGCAGTGTTCCAAGAAATAAAGGACATTGTAAAAGACGCAGGTAACTACGTAGACGACGTGAAATACACACACCGAGGTTTCGACTGGCGTATATTCATTGAAAGCCCAGACGACCCACTACTAATGACTGTTGTAGAAGAGTCCGTAGAATGGGGTCAACAAGCATGGGACAAGTACCTTGTAAGAAAGGAAGCCAAAGACTTGAGAGACTCACGTAGAGAAGAGAGACAATCCCGTATGGCTGAAATAAAGAGAGACCCGTTTGCTTAAGGCGGTGTCGATACTATGACAAACGAAATAGAAGAAATAAACGCAGACGGTGTAACCTATTGGACTTCCAAGTCTATGGTTGAATGGTTAATGGCAAACACGAATGAAACAGACATAATTGTTTTCAGACCAACGCCAATAACAGGTGAAGAAGAAACAGACGTTGTACTCGACTTCTCGGTAGGTGCTATCGAACAGGAAGAGTTTACGCATGTTATCTCCCAACACATTGAAAGTCAACTAAGCCTCGCAGAAGAACAATGAGAGTCATTACTTGCCGAGACTGCACTAAACCAATAAATACGTACAACACCCATTCGGTCGACGTAAAGTCTGGCCGGATGGACAACCGTTGTGGTAAGTGTTATTTAGCGTGGAAAAAAGCAGAGCGAAAAAGAAAGGGATTATTATGACAGAAAATGAAAAACCAAAACCACGAAATAGAAAACATCGAGTTAACATACAAAGAGTGTATGACTACTTGGAACAACATGGTCCATCAACTGCAATGAAAATTACAGAGGGTGTCCGAACAAAAGCGGGTACAAGACCGAGGTTGTTCCCAACTACAAATCAACTATCTAATCTACTACGTAGAGACGAGCGGTTCATGCACATCAATGACAGGCAACAAACATTGAAGGGACATTCAACAATAACTTGGGGTCTAGTTGAATTACATCAAGACTTAATCGACAAGCCAGAATATAATACCAATGGCGGGTCAAGAGACTGGAGATAATATTCCACCTTTTATTAAGGTGGGAATCCCCTCTTAGTTTCCATGCCTATCTCGGACGAAATACGACCAAACATTCTGAACGATGTTCTAGGTCAAGACCACATAGTAAAGAGACTCAACCAAATGGTTGAATCGAATAATTTCAATTGGCCTCATATGATGTTCGCAGGGCCAGCAGGTGTCGGAAAAACTTCGACGGCTATTGCATTAATGCGAACAGCGTTTGGTGCAAGTTGGAAAGAGAACTGGCTAGAACTAAATGCAAGTGATGAGCGAAGCATCTCCGTCATTAGAACGAAAGTCAAAGAGTTCGCGAGCCGAGGTGTAATCGGCAGTTACACTGTTGATGGAAAAGAGAAACCAATTCCATTCAATGTGGTCTTTCTTGATGAGGCCGATAATCTCACACCCGATGCTCAAGCGGCTCTACGTAGAATAATGGAAAAGTATTCCAAAACAATATTCATTATCTCATGTAACTATCCTCATAAGATAATACAACCAATTCAAGACAGATGTGCATTCTCTACATCTCGATTCAAACCAATTGATGATGAGACAATGAAATCATTCTGTATCTCATTTGGTGAGAAAAGAAAATGTAAGTTTACAGACGAGGCATTAGAGCGTACAATAAAATCCTCTGGTGGTTCACTTCGTTCTGCTACGAATCTCCTTCAAGTCGTAACGCTTGTACCGGGACTTGTGGAACTCGAAGATGTTGACGATATTGTTCAAACCATCAAACCGAAAGAAGCGAAGAAGATTCTAACTTCGATTGCCAAAGCAAAAACACTCGATGCTTATAGAAAGATAGACAAGGATATTGACAATCTAATATCACAAGGTATGATGCCCTCAGACATACTTCATTCAATATACAGACTCACTACGATAGAAGAGAAGATGCCGGACAAACTACGTCATAAGATTCTGACACAAATCGGAACTGCTTTACACCATGTCTCCGTAAGTCAAGACCCCGCACTAGCGCTCAAGTGTTTCGTGCGTAATTTAACGATGTGAAAATATGGCGGTTTGGATGAGAAGTAAGATAGGCGAGACGGTTAGAGTAACACTTGTTAATTACCCGAATAATGTAATTAGGATTGGTACTTTAATCGCAGCAGTTGATGATGATACATACGGTGGAATTGCCGTTGTAGAATCTGATGGAGACCATATCATTTGTCGTGGGGACAGGACAGTGATAGACTTTGAGCATTGAATATTTTCTCGGTACAATGATGCTAGGATTCATCATAGTTACACCCGCTCTTTGGTGGCTGAAACAATACATGTATCAGTGGCTTGAAGATTTCAAAGAAGAATATCATAGATGACATGTTATAAAGATGGGAATACGGGTGTGTACTATGACCGCAGAGTTTGAAGATGATAACCAGAGAATCCTTGAGATAATAAAAGAGAGAATGAAAGTAGGCCAAGAGAGATACGGTCATGGTATGAGAATAGATGATGATACCAAACAGTACGGAACTAAAAGAAACTCATGGTCTGAAATGGGACTAGAAGAAATCCTCGACCTTGTTATTTATTTATCAGCCCAAATACTACGTGTAATGGATGAAGAAGAATGATTTGGAATGACTTACTCATCGTCTCGGTGAGAGCAATAGAGAAGCCGACTAAATGGTGGACGGAGATTCGTGCTAAGAATCTCGAAGGTGAAACAATAATCATCAAAGTAATTGATTGCCAACCAAAGTTTTGGACTGAGATTTCAGACTACGATTCTGAACTCGTAAAAACGCCTTTGGAAATACTTGCTACGGATAAGCGTAGCATAGAAGGGAAAACTCTCTGGGAAGTTCGGGTCCAGAAACCATCCGAGATTCGAGAAGTGAGAGACCACTTTTTCCCTCACTATTGTGCAGATGCAAAGTGGGGTTCACTTGTTAGATGGATTTACGGATGGACAGCAGTTGTCAAAGTCCCTCTTGGTTCTATGACAAAGGCGGAAGATGGCTCTTACGTTTGTTCCTTCGACAAAATAAAACCATCCGATAAAGAAGTTGATGACTTCACTGTTGATTTACTATACTACGATATTGAAACAGCAGATTCTTTGGATATGGAAAACGCTCCCGAAAGAATAGTTTCTATCGCTATCTATGATGAGGCTACGGACATACATGAGATAGGAACAACCGTTCCATGCTCAACTCGAATGGTGAAGAAGTTTCTTGCATCTCAAGAAGCCCTTGAATCAGTTGTCGAACATAAGAATCCAATCCCACCACTTGACCCCGATAAGATAGTTGTCAAATGCTTCGACCAAGAAGATGAGGATGAAAGAGAAGCGGCTTTGCTTTGGTGGTTTCATAATCGAATCAAACATTTTGACCCAGATGCACTTGCCGGACAGAATATAATTGGTTACGACCATCCTTACGTTATCAATAGATGCCGAGTTATGAACGAGAAAAATACATCTCGAAAAACAAGTCATACTTTTCCAAATATGAGATACATCAAATACATGCCATTCTTTGATACGAAGATTGCCTACGCTGAACAAGTGCAAGGTGCTGCTGCTACCACTGGGGCGGCTAGTCTATCTTGGATGGCAGGGGAGACTCTAGGGTATGGTAAAGTGCCTAGAACTAGAATTACCGACCTTATGGTGAAAGACCCAGTTATGCTATGTGTTTACAACGCATGGGATAATGTATGTGCAGCAAGATGTATGTCTGAATTGAATCTGCTTCCTTTCTATATTACTAAGACTGCTTATCACAACTCAACACTTCAACATAGCCATAGTAATATGTTGCTCGTAGAAGATATGATGGGACATCTATTGATGGCTGAGAATATCATCATGCCTAGTGCATCTCTGACTGCCTCTAAGATAGAAGGTGGTATTGAAGCAGGTGGGTATGTTATGGATGCACCAACTGGTGTTTACGAATGTGCGTTTGAAGTTGACAACTCGATGGAATACCCATCGGCTATGATTACTGGTAACTTCTCACCGGACACTAAAGTAAACAAAGAAGATTACCCCGATGGATTTCCATTCCCAGTTACAATAACCCCTAGTGGTAGATACTATCGAAGAGATACAGAAGGTATCATGCCGAGGGTTCTCAGAACACTGGCTCAAACTAGAGAAGAAACAAGAGGGGCAATGAAGTATGTTGAGTATGGTAGTGAAGAGTATCAATCACTTGACCGCCGCCAGAGAGTTATGAAGGAGAATATGAATAGTTGGTATGGTGTGCTAGGCTCTGGTAAAACAGAGAAAACAAAGAGGCGACCTTTCAGATTGGCTGACCCAGAAATCGGTTCTGATATTACCGAAGTTGCTAGGATGCACAATGATTGGAATAAACACTACATACAAGAGAGAGTATTAGATTGGGAAGGTATCGAGGTTCACTTCGATGTTCTATATCAAGATACAGATTCTTGTAAATGTGCAATCAAAAATCTGGCTGAACTGAGAAAGGTGAGACCCGTTCTACGGAGCGACGTTGAGAAGTTTGCCGAAATACTCTGCGAGGAACTTAACGAATCATTCGACGACTTTGTAAAAGAAACTTTGAATGTGGATAAGAATGAGTTTTTCAGAATCAAACCCGATGCTTACTACGCTAGATATTTCCAATGGGGTGTAAAGAAAAGATATGCCTACGTTGACTTTGATGGTAACTATGGTTTCAGAGGTGTCGAGATTCGACGTTCATCTACACCGCAAGTTGTGAAAGATATTCAGAAAGCAATCTTCGCTTGCATCTTGGAAGGTGGCGACGCAACTGCGTTGAATGAATTACTTCGCGTCTGGCATGACAAACTTCTGAACTCTGATGAAACGCCCAGTTCTAACTACGGAAAACCTTCGGGTATGAAGAAAACTGGAACTCAAGCGTACAAGGCTTCGATGTGGTCGAACAAATATCTAGGTACAGAGTTTGACTTAGGAGACAAACCATGTCTATACTTAGCAAAGAAGTCTGAACACCCACTGCCCGAAAATAGATGGGTAGCGGTTGAGTGGGGAGAGAACCCCGATGACTTTGGTATTATAGTAGATAGAAAGGCAAGCCTTGACAAATACATTGGAGAGTCTAACTCTTTCATAGGAATACTAGGTGCATTGAATACATCTTGGGATAAGGCAATCAATAGAACAGGTACAGAGAGTTTTGAGAAGTGGTTCGAGTGAAAGAGACTTGGAAAAGAGACATGTATCGAACCTTGAGAATCAAGTGTGGGTTTACTCATCACGAAGCAAGAAGAATACTCTTAGATAACTACGGCACGTACAATCACTTCAAAGATATGATACATGAAGAAGCCAAGAAAGAAGCGGAAGCATTTCAACATGAGATAAACGCAATTGTTGTTCAAGCAATCTCAGCCCCAACAGTAGAAGAAGCCAGTCTTAGAATATTGAATGCTTGTTGGCCGAATTATCCTGACCGAGATATTGGACCTGTACTTCCGTACTTAGTAGCAAGTAAAGCGGCTACGTCGATAGGCAAGCACTTCAATGTAAAATCTGGAACTAGAGAACACAATCAATTGTGGTACAATCCAAAGAAGATACTTGTCTTTGAGAATACTAGGGCGAGACAGCAATTCAAGAAAAGAAATATCTCTACCTACATGATGATGAAATATAACTAATATATCACTCTTTAATAGGGTGTGGTTTGTAACTCAATTGTATGGCGGCTAGAAAAGACGTTGGTGGCCGTACGTATATTTGTAAAGAGTGTAAACAAGAGAAAAGGTATGTATCTTTCACTGCTAGAGAAATAAAACTTCAGACATGTGGTAAATGTTGTAGAAGGATAAAGGCAAGGAAGGCTATACATCGAAACCCTTAAAGGTGGAATCTCCTAGGACAGTCTGCCCCGAAACCAAACACGGGGAACAAAACGAAAAAAAAGGAATGAGAAATATGGCACGAAACAGCACACAATTGGCTATGAGAGAAGCATGCGAGAGACACGGTGGTAAGGTAGAGGAATCTATCTTCTTAGAGGCGGTACGAGACATTATCGTCGCAAATGTAGGTGAAGAACAAGCACCATCATTAGCGAGCCTTAAATCAAACTGTTTTACAAGAAACAGAATGGCATCAGCAGGGGTAGAGAGAGTAACTATCGGTAGTACCAAACAAATCTGGCTAGGAGAATTGGCTGAAAAACTAGAGAACGGAGACCTATCGGGAATCGGTATAAACCCTGCAATGGTAGCAGAACATGTGAATGACGCTGACGCTCCACATGGTACATTCTATGGTCTAGCAAGACACCACGTTGACGACTGGCCTTCACATCTAGCAGAACAAATCCCTTCTATACAGGGCTTCGTAGAATCTGACAGAAATGAGTTTAGACATCTAGCAGCAATGCTACGTCGTTCTAAAGGTGGCGACACTGTAAATGCTCACGTAGCAGCATTTGGTCCAACTGGCTGTGGTAAATCATTAATGGCTAGAGAGTTTGCTGCTCACATGCAAATCCCTGCTATCAGAATCAATATGTCTGACGGTGTTAGTGAAGAAACACTACTTGGTAGAATCGACCTAGACAACGGTAGCACCCGCTACATCGACGGTATCTTAGTCGAGGCTATGGAGAACGGTACTATACTCATCTGCGACGAAATAAACGCTATGAGAGACAATACACAAATAGCAATGTTCTCAGCAATGGACAGTGGCTATCTAGTCCTTCCAGACGACAACAACAGAGTCGTTAGAGCAAAGGAAGGTTTCATGGTTGTAGGAACGTATAATCCCGGCTATGCGGGTACAAATGAGCAGAATGAAGCATTCAGAAACCGCTTCTCACGCTCCCTACAATTTGGCTACCTACCTGCTCCACAAGAGACTTCTGTAATCCAGTCTCAGAGCGGCTTCATGAACAACAGAGTTGCTACTGAAATAGTGGCATTGGCTAACGACCTACGTACCCTAAAAGAGAACCGCAAGGGTATCACAAGCGACGTATCTACAAGGTCTCTAATCCACATACTAATGGACTTAAGAGACGGCTTCTCAATCGCAGAAGCAGTCAATGAATCATTCATTGGCAAGTTTACACCTAGAGAAATCGAGACTGTTAAAATGACAGCAAGAGCGAGGCTATCCGACTACTGAGGGCGAAGTGAAATCGGGGGCGGGTTCTTCGCTGAACCCTCTTATGTTTGGTTGCATTCCAACCCGTCCCCACCTACTACTCTAAGACTTGAATATTCATAAAGGTGTGATTTCCAATGGTATCTATGCAGCAGCAAATAGAAGCATTAGAAAAGACAATAGAACAATTGAATCAGAAGGTATCTTATCTCGAAAGAGTTGTAGACACTTTACTAGAAACCCATCAGAAGAAAATGGGTCAAGCAATTGTCGACCGACTTCAAAGGAAAATCTCCGACTATGAATAATCTTCGAATTATTTCTGGTCCAGTTGGTTCTGGAAAAACTACGACCATCCTTAGCGAAAGCGAGGCCGCAGGTTTAGAAGTTGTAACTGGTGATAATCCAAAGTCAATTCTGTCTGATGCAAGGCATCCATCTTTCTTAGGAAAAGGTCGAATCGCATTGTTAGAAGCAGAGTATTACAAGAAGTCTGAATGGAAGGTCATTACAGACGTTCTCAAGGCTTCGCCGCCTAGAATGGTAATAGAAGTCCAACACATAGAATCAGTGCCTTGGAACGTCCGTAAACAAGCAAAGCATACCTATCATCATGCACCAACTAAAGAACAACTATCTGAGTACCTTAGAAACCTATCACATCATCTCGGATTAGAGCGTAGCGAAACCGCTATTGAATCAATCTCAACTACATGTAAATCTTGGCTCACTGCGAAGAATGAATTACTCTCATTCGGTACTGGGTCGGTAACATCGGGTGTGGTTGAACCTAATGTAACTAAGGCAATCCTTACAGGACTACATCATCAATCTCAATCCGTTCATCCAATCGCAGTTTTGAAAGGTGCGCTATACAATAATGAGAATCCAAAAGTTGTGAACGAAACTCATCTCCTACATTCTAAGGCATGGACTACGGACGACCTTAGTATGGTATCTTGGGACAACGTGAAATTACTACGAAGTAGAACCAATAACTATCGTAAAGTTCCATACACTTTTGTAAACTCTAAAACGAATCATTCATATAGGCAAGCGTAGTCGCAAGGTCTGAGCAACATGAGTATGACGAACCCAATGGCAGACATAACAGGCAAGGCAAGCGACCGACAATTCAGTCTTAGAGCAAGGCAACGCAGACTAGCACAAGTGGCTAGAATCCTATCCGGTGAATACGGACAGGGTGGTGCAGAAGCAACTAAAGTTATCTTAGACCCATATGGTAGAGCATGTACTGACGGTAAATCAATTTGGGTCCCTGTTGAGGCAGTCAAGGGTAATGAGGCAATGAATCTAATTGCTCAAGAAGCAATCCTAGCCCACGAAGCAGCAGGGCATCTACGTTACACTGACTTCTCAGTTTGGCATAATCTAAACCAAGACGTAAGGAGAGGCAAAGCGGACGTACTAATGCCGGACATGGTTAACATCTTAGAGGACACAAGAATCAACCATCTACTTTCACAAGACTTCGCAGGGAGCGGTAAGAGAGTCGCTTTGACTAACAACCATTACACAAATATGCACAAGGCTCACTGGGCTTCTAAGACTATTGAATCAGACGACGAGAAACTATCAGCAGTCATGACAGCAATCATGTGCGAAACTATCTCAAACACACCACACTGGTTCACCGAGGAATCAGTAGTTGCTTGCATCGACGACGTACGTCCTTTGTATCAGAACGCAGTCAAGCAACCATCAACAACCGAAGTTATTCGCCAAGCAAAGAGAGTTGTTAAGAAACTACGTGAGCATTTCCCAATAGCAGAAAACACCGAGGGTTCTAACGACTCTATGGACTCACACACTGAGAATGAAGTCCAAGAGGCAGCAGACAAACAATCCCACACTGGAGACTCAGCAGAAGAAGTTAGTCCAGTAAGGTTTGACGACATGAAAATGCCTAGCAAAGAGGACGCAGAAGAAGAGGCATCTGAGGGGTCAATTGGCGACTCAGAGGGTGAAGGTGCATCAACATCAGAAGAAGGCTCAGAGGGCGGCTCAGAGGGCGAATCTGAATCATCCGAGAGAGGCGAAGGCGAAGGTGAATTGGGCGAGTCTGAATTGGGCGAAGCACTAGACGACTATTCAGAAGAAGAAGTAGACGGAGACCAAATGGACACTGGCAAAGACAAAGACGGACTTGCAGGGTACGGCGGCATCGGTTCAAACACCATCATCACAAGCAACGGTGAAATGGTAGACATGGACACAATCATCAGAGAAGCACAAGAATGCGTTGAGACTGACGACCTAGTATCTCTGAACGACGAAGCAGACTTCAATGACGAATTGGTAACTGCATACGAAGGACTTGACGCAGTTATTGGCGGCAATGACGAGTTCGGTCATTTCATGAAAGTAACTGACTTCTACAATACAATCGACGGTAGGACTTACAGAGTTAACGGCACTGCTGCAAACATCGACCTAGCATCAGAACACTACGACAATACAGTGTCAAAATACGAGGACACTATCTCAACTCTAGTAGAATTATACGAGAGGAAATTAGCAGGGTTAGACACACGTTGGAACACACAACTACGCAGAGGAAAACTCGACACTCGCAGACTATCACGCTACGGTCAATCTCGCAACCTATTCAAGAAGAGAAACGTACAAGACGACCCAACTGCAAACGTAATCATTCTAGTAGACGCATCGGGTTCAATGGGCGGCCATTCAAACGCTGTCAACCTAAACGGTAAATCCAATGCTCACTATGCTGCAAATGCTTCAATCATATTCCATGAAGTATTCCACAGACTAGGCTTCAATTGTGAAGTAGTTGACTTCTCATCAGAGTATTCAATAGGCACACAAGGCGGTACTCAAATCGCAGTAAACAAACTATACAATACACCACTAAGCGACCGCTCCAAAGCGGCTATCGCATTGCCTTCAACTGGCTCAGAAAACTCTGACGGTAGAGCGGTAAATTGGTGTTACAACAGACTGGCTGAAATGCCATCAGACGTTGCAGCAAACATGGTCTTTACAATCTCTGACGGCGCACCTGCTGGCCCATCTCCAAGCGGACGCAGTGTTTCAGAGGACTTGAAAATCGTAGCAGCAAATCCACCAAGAGGCGTTGAATTATTCGCTCTAGGAATCTGCGGTTCTCCAGTCGGTTCTTACTACGAACACCACTTATCAGTGAACGACCTAAACGAAATAACTGACAAAGGACTTCACTTAATCGAGGACATGTTAGACCGTGTTAGAAGAAACAGGGTGGTACAATGAAAACACCGCCAAAGGGGTGGCATAGTAGCCACGAAGGAAGCGGCGAAACTTCCCTTCTAGGGACTTTGTTTCATTCAATGTTAGTTGCTCATAAAGACGCAGACATTCCATTGTTCAACAAGTATTTCCTTCCTCATGGTTATGTTGGCTTGAACGGTATGCCATCTGCACCTTTGAGTCGGTGGGGTGTGGCTTCGTCATTATCTGACAGAATGTATGCTCAAAAAATCAATGAAAATATTCACAACATCTTTGGCTCAAGAACACCAAATAAAAAAGCAAACATGGTTGAGAAATTAGGACTTGAATATATGAAAGAGTTACATGCTATGGAAGAGAATAACACCATACATCATAAATACAATTTCTTGCAGTCTAAGAAGGCTGTTAAAGTCCTCAAAGCCAGAGAAGGTAAAGAGGACGTACTCAACCTAGTTGAAGCCCAGACGTTGCTCTATTCGTGGTTTGCTCAATTCAAACAATGCGACCATCTTAGTAACCACATGGTCGACGCTCTACTTCATTGTGAGGACACTGCTTATCTCTATACATTCAATCCGCCAACAAGTAGGTTTCTGGCAAATGGCATACAAAAAACAAAAGAACATGACGACTGGTTGTCAAACTCTGGCGTAGACAAATCAATGGAAATCAATCCTTGGAGAGTTGTACCAATTGACGACAATGGAGACATGGTATCTCAATACTTCTGCGGTCAAGAAATGGTTCAACAACCATACCACAGTTACACACCTTACTGGACTACAATAGACTACGTTTGGAACGCAGACCCAACTCATTTGTTCAATGACTTAACATCGGCAATATCTGACCCTAATGTATTTCCAATCACAGTTTCAAAGACTCACTTTTTGTTCTGCCACCGACTTCTCGGTTTCTTTTGTTTGAGAGCATTACCAACAAACGACACCGGAGCAAAATCGCACACTAAAGACCCTATTAACTTCCGTAGTTACTTAGTTGACATAAAAAATGTATTTGCCAGTCAAAGTGCAATGCCGTTTTCAAAATACGAGGACTCTGACAAAACAGGACTAACATTATTGGAGAGTGTAAGAGAATATCCGACTGGAAAATCAATCTATACAATAAACGAGAATCAATATGCAAACATAGCGGTTACTCTTGCAGAAGAAGTATCTAAGCCATTCAATAAATTAACATGTAGAAACCTAGCCGAATCGAGTTCTCTAGGTTCAGCGTCGGCTAGGTCATATGCACGTAGGTTGAAAATGTTCTACGGACTTTGTGTAGGTATGGCTGCTGCTGAAAAAGCAAAACCATACACTCTGGGAGACGGTGGTGCATGTGTAGCAGACTCACTAATCTATTCCTTCAATAAACAGTTTGTAACAGGAGACGAGGACGACGTAATCAGAATGGTAGAAGGTGACTTTCAAGAGGACCCTGACGCTAAAGCGAAAAAGGTACACTTTCACGGTTCGTTACGCAGTCTCTATAAAGCAGACACCGACCCTTGGACATGGGGTGAAATCGTGAACGAATATAGCACGTCTACTGAAATACCAAAGCCGTCTCATGCTTCTGAGTTTATTCCTTCTTGGAAGGACAGTAGGAAGCCAATCACAATAAATGTAAGTGGTGCGCCACCAATAGGTTTCTATCACAAAGAGAGACGGTGTGCGACTTGTAATGGCCGTGTTATCTTAACAACCCCCGCTCACTGCAAAGTAGAGAACGTACAATGTCCTCATTGCAGACATGGAAAAATAGAGGTGAACGAATGAAGTTAAAAAATAAACAAAAGCAACTAATAAAAAGAGCATTAATGAACGCAAAGAGGCAAGGGCATCATGTACTTACGAGTAGTGAAATAGCAGAGCGTTATAATTCCGACCCTACACTTCCACACAACATGCAAAGAAGCGCACGTCAACTTACCTTTGACTTGAAGAAACTGGCACGTGAAGAGGGCAATGGTATCGAGACAGTGGTCTTGAGCAAGAACGGAATCAACCATCATGGGAATCCCCGTGTCAAACTGGGTTATTCAATAAACTTGAATCAAGCAGTTGAGGACCCAGACGTTATCGAACCTAAGCCACTGCGTAAGACCATCTCTGTAATCGTCGGAGAAAATGAAATTGCTTATCTCGACAAAATGAAAAAACAGTTTGGCGAATCGCCGGGTGCAGTATTCAGAAGGTTAATTGAAGAATCACAAAACTAAGTTGTTATATAGGGGTAGCCTCTACGGTATAACATGAACGCAACAATCGAAACCACAGTTCTAATTAAGCAAGCAACCGAAAACGCAAGAAACGACTGGGAGAAATCCTTTGTCTCATCTTGTCAAGAGCAACTCGACAAGGGTCGAAGAATGTCTCCAAAGCAACTGAACATACTTCAAAGAATCTACGACTATTCAACTTCACAGCCTACTGCTGCTGTTGTCGGTCCTTATTCCCCTATGGTCTCATTGCTAAGTAGAGCGGGTGAGAAACTCAAATATCCAAAAGTAACTTTTGTCGTATCACCATTCACTAACCTAACCATCTCCTTAGCACCTAAGACTGGTAAGAATCCGGGCAGCATTTATCTGAAAGCAATCCGCACTATGGACGAGGACTACATCGGAAAAGTTTCACCACAGGGCGGTCTACAATTTGCTCGCTCCACAAGTGAATCTGACGAGGCTCTCTTTACTCGCTTCCTTACAATGCTAAACAAAGACCCAGTAAATGCAGCAAGAGACTACGGTGCAAAAACTGGTAACTGCTGCTTCTGCCACAAGGCTTTGAAAACAGAAATCAGCACCGCTCACGGCTATGGTCCAGTGTGTGCGAAAAACTGGGGTCTGCCTTGGTCTACTACAACTGGTCGTGCTACGCAAGAAGCACAGTACGAGAGAGTCAATGCTGACATTCAAGAAGCAATTGGCGGTGAGTGGAACGTAGTCGACAATGACACGGGTGGGGTCATCATGACCTTCTCTGACCGAAGGACTGCTGAGGAATGGGTAGACCAACACAGCACCATTCAGAGGGCTTAGAACCGTTAAGTGCCATGTTGGGGTCTGACCCCACATGGAAGAACACACGGGCGGCCAGTTGACCCCCGAACAGGCGAAGGATATTGCTCTCTATCCAGACCGTTGGTCGCAGTATTTCCGAACCATAGATGGGAAGGCATTCTTGTTACATGAGCGACCATATCTGATTGAGATATACCGACACTTTGGTGCAACTCAAAAGTCAAGAAAAACAAAAATGATAGTCCTAAAGTGTAGTCGTAAGGTTGAGAAAACTGAAACCATTTGTAATCTCTTGATGTATGGACTGATGAATATACCATACTTCAACGCCGTCTATACTGCACCTAGACAACCACAAGTAACGAGATTCGTAGATGAGAGATTCAATGGTGCATTAATGTCGTCCATCAATCACGGTTGTCTGATGAAGGCTAGAGTAAAACAATCTGTAAGTCATCAAACATTCGATGTTGGAGCGCGTTCTCTGAATCATTTCTATGCTTACTCTAACTGGGGCGACGCACATGCGTTACTTGGTGTTGAGGCTGACCTATGTTGTGTGGACGAATACCAAGACTCTGACGCTGATGTTTTGCCAATGCTAATTGAGATGCTTGCTCAGTCTGAATATAAGTGGGTTGTAGTAAGTGGGACTGCCCGTGAGCAGGGTTCAGAGTTTTGGAAACTATGGGAGAAATCAACTAAAGGTGAGTGGGATGGGGACAAGTGGGTTCATGGTGAAGCAGATATTATTGGTTATCATATCAGCCAAAAGATGCACCCCGATATTGACCCCGAAGAAATAGAATACAAGAGAAACACGTACACGCCACGACGATTCGCAAACGAGGTTCTGGGTGAGTTCTTCGCAGGTTCTACGAAGCCCCTTACATTCGATGTGGTTTTACAAGCGGCCCGGCCACAACTCGAAAAGAATCTGAAAGGATTGACACCACCGGAAGAATCTGTTATGGGTGTGGACTGGGGTAATGAAACAACAGTCGTTATCATGAAGAAAGACGGCACGATTCTCAATTGTCTAAAACTCGATTCTAAGGCCGACAATGAGTTCGATGAGGTAGCGGTCATCAAAGACCTAATGCTACGCTACAACTGTACGCAAGTGGTCGCAGATATAGGATATGGAGCAAGACAGGTGAAGGAATTACAAGCAGAGTTTGGAGAGCGTGTACGTTCATGTTACTATTCATCTCGGCCAATGACACCTTTCGAATATAAGAGGCGAGACAATAATAGAAATCTAATCTATATGTTAGTTGTTGATAGAACAACTTACGTCGAAGAAACGATTGAGGCAATCAAAAATAATGAGGTCCACTTACCCTACGCAGATACTTCATTTGAATGGGTTCTACATGAATGGTGTTCTCTCAATTCATCAGCAGAAAA